ATATAATATGAAGTGACTTGCTCTATCCAGCTGAGCTAAGGAACCATCAAAAACATACTTATATTTGTGTTATTATTTTATCTTCTCAATCGTGAACTGTGTCTTGTCGACCAAATTCTTTGATGCGATAATGGCATTGGCGTCCTTTAATGATGAACACATAGCAAAGATGGTGCCATCAGAATATTTTATATTATACATTATGCTGCTACCATTTCTTGAGTGCAAACATAAGGAGTGTCCCACTTGCCAATTTGAATGTCAGTGTAGTGGCTACGGCTAAAGTAATCGCTTTGGCTATCGTCGTTGTTGAAGTAATTAGGACCTTTCATAGCTGCTACCAACTCATTTAGAAAATCACACTTAACACCATCATAGTGAGCATCAATCCAATATTCGTTGACTTGGATGTAACCGTCACCGTGTGTGAAGTCAGCAGAGAAATCAATGTCGCCTGATTTAACGTTAACGCAAAGTGTGGAATGGTTATTAACTGAAATGCTAGCTTTCATGTTGTACTTTTTCAACACTGCTTTAATCGCAGGAGCAAGTTCTTTTTTCATTGCTTGTGATACATATGCCATTGTGTGATTCTCTCTTTGTTGCTGTCTATACATATAATATACAGTGTGGGGCTGGAGAAGTCAAGCAAAAAGTGAACAAATAAATCGTTCACCTTCAACTAGTTATGATTTAGTTTTATCACCGGAGGTAAATTGTTTGTCGAGTAACTGAATATCAGGATGAATCAGATGTTCTTGCGAATCATCGCCGAGGTCATTTACCAGTGTATCCCAGATAGCCTGCTTTTCAGCATTATCAGATACTTTCCATTTTTCTAAAAACGGTGTTTGTGGTTGTTCAAGCATAGCTAGTTTATATAGTCCTAGCACTTCGTTTTCATTAAAGGTATAATACTGCGTACTCATATTGATTCTCTCTTTGTTGCTGTCTATACATATAATATATAACAAGGCGTAATGAATGTCAAGTGTTTTAGTCGCCGTCGTAATTGTCTACATCTACATCAGATGATCTATAACCTCTGCGATATTCGTCAAAGTATAAAATCTGTGTTGGATGAGGTTCATCGCTATCCCAGCGAGATAAATGGCTGCGATATATACCAAATTTAGTATATGGTCCTCTGCCTTTGGCATATGATTGATCATCCATTGTAGGTCCATAATGCTGTAAAAGTTTATTCCCGCCTAGATAAAATATAAATTTACCCTCGTCAGTGTTAGACCATACTGCGTTAATAACGATATCATGCCATTGTCCAGGCTTTAATCGATGTGTTCCCATCTTATATTGTGTGGTTGTTTGTCCAACCTCAGTTAATATATCTATTAAAAACTTATCTCTGTTTAGCTGGAAATACACAACAGGTCCTGGTCCGCCATGCCATTGTAAGAATATCTGCTTAGGATACATATATTCATAATCTTCTGGTATATAAAGACTAATACCATACCATACACTTGTGTCTAATTCAGGATACCATTTTTCTCTTAGTTCTGACCGTTCTCTATCTCTAGTACAATCATCCCAGTCTGAACTAGGATCATGCGGTGCCGCAGTAAAACAATCTCCGTCACGCAACTCAAATTTTATTGCTGTCGGTCCTTTGCGAGTTACATCTGACTGTACGATAATAGCATGATCTACCGCATCTGTATCAATAGTCGCAAACCAATCACCACGATATTCATCTTCTGGATAACCCTGTGGGTCCCACATTATATTCTGGTGATCTGCTAGGGTAATTGTTGCGGCGAACGCAAATATAAATACAAGTAATTTTTTCATATTAGTCTCCTATAAATGTATTTATAGACTAATATCCTCAAGTCCAGCCGCTCTGAGTTTAACGATATTGTTTATCTGAAATGATTTGGAGTCTAGAGCTTTGATAAGGCCCATGAACTGGTTTCGTACTAGAGCAAACTCGTTTATAAGATGCTGCTGGTCAACTACTTCCTGCTCACCCTCAGCATATTTGTCAGCATCTCTACTAGACAGTGCCTTGTTGTAATGCTCTAGAAACTTTTTATATTTTTCTGTTTTTATTTTGCGTAACTCAATATGTAGATATTCGAGTATAGCTTCAATCTCCTGTAACTGATTAAAACGATGTTCAACTACACCAGGCATATCACGGCTGTGTTTTTCAACGCTGCCCTTCAGACTACAATCTAGTCTAGCCTCATTTAGTTGTTTTTCGTAATAATCAATCGCAGGGATAATATTGCTAATATCTTTTCTGACTTCATTGAACCAGCGCATTACCAGTTATCTTCCTCGTCATCCTCATCTAGTCCGTCATGGTCGATATAGTTGTTACGCAATACCTTATCAATCGAACTATCAAATCCTGCCCAATCGGAGGCAGTTTCTTCTAAGTCAGTTACATGCTCATTAATGATGGCAAGAAAGTGCTCACAAGCACTTTCTTTATCTTTTACCGAAACATATGAGTTTACTGATGTCCATAGCTGGATGAAAACCGCAATTTCATCTTCATTCATTTTCAGTTTCTACCATATCTGTTGTTTCATTATCTTCTTCGATAATTTCTTCAATAGCGTCTACACGAATATCATCGTATTCTGCCATGATAAGATCCAACGCGCCATTCTTGTTAGCATTCCAAGGTTTGCGGAACATCTTGATAACTTCGCCCGTTAATGGACTAGTATATTCCAAGCTATTGCCACTCTTCTTTAGAATTTCTTTTGCTTCAAAGAATTCAGTTAATCCACTGTATGGACTCATACCAGTTTCATAAGGAATTTCAACTTGTACACTCTCGAATGGTTTAGCGTATCGTGTTTTCATTACCTTACAAGCGGCACGAATACCGTGGACTTGCGATGTTTTATTGCCGTCTGCGTCTGTTTTTAGCTTCAACTTACGCATTGCCACAACAATACTACTCGCATAGATAAAGCCTTGACCACCAGAAATCTTATCATCTGGATCAAACATATCCTGCGAGGCGTATGTGTGGTTAGTTGCCATCAGACCGACGTTGTATTGACCTAGCATGTTAACAGTATTACGAACCAGTGATGTCAATGCTTTAGGTTTACGACCCAAATCACCCTTCATATCACCAGCTTCGAACTGCTTAACGTCTGTTGGTGTGAGCAACATACCCAACGAATCAACTACAAATAATACTTTTGGACGTTCTTCTTTTTCAGCATCAGCCCATTCTTTTTTGTAGTCAATCATAAAGTCACTAATAACACGAGCAACATCATCAATCATTGCCATGTTTAGTTTTAGTAGCTTTTCAGGACTAGTATCTACATCAAGCGCATGTAGCCACTTTTCATCAAGCGCATTCTCGGTGTCGATTAGGACAACAAAAATACCTTGCATCTGTGCTTGTTTGACGATATTACCAGCCGCAATGTATGATTTACCTGCGCCAGATTCGCCAGCTAATACTGATACTTTGCCAAGTGGAATACCTTTGTTGAAGTCTCCACTGATTAGTTTGTTTAGGGTAAAGTTACCCGTGCTGATCCATGTATCTGGATCATTAAACCCGACACTAAGTCCGGGTACCGCTTTAGTAATACTCTTGCGGAATTTTGTGATATCGAATGCTTTTGCCATTATTCGCTATGCTCCTATTTCATTTAAAATTTAATGGGGGTGAAAAGGAGACCCGATCTGGGTCTCCCTTAATGGTACATTATGCGCGGTTGCGAATTGCTGCCAAGATGTCTTGTGCGCTGGTTGGCTTGCCTTCTTCTGCTGCTGGAGCAGGAGCTGGTGCCGCTTGTTGAACAGGCGCAGGTGCCGGAGCAGATACAGGAGCAGGTGCTGCCGCGGGCGCAGGTGCCGGAGCAGGTGCTGAACCCTTGTTAGCATTCGGAGCACTATTTGAAGTATCAAATTGTACGCCAGGCGGACGATAGAAATTGCCCCAACGTTCTGGGTCATATACTTCGCCGTCTACACTTGCTTCAAACATTTCGCCAAGAATACGAAGTTCTTCGTCACCAGGCTGCTTTGGCATGAAATCATTAAGATTGAACAGGCCGTGTTGGTCGATGGCAGCACGTTCTTCGCTAGACAAGCCACGCTCTTTACGAGCCCAGTTACTAGTTGAATAATCTGCGTATTGACCTTTAGTAGTTTTTGTAAGACGGAAGTCCGTACCACCTTCATAATCGGTTGGTAGTTCTTCGAAGTCTGTGTCCATCAACGCTGCTTTAACAATGTTAAAGATGCTAGGATTAATCACAAAACGACGAATTGGATTCTCTGGTGCTTCCTCGTCAAGAGTGCTATCTGGTACGAAGCCTTGGAAGATGTAACTCTTCTTCTTCCAGTATTTCCGACCCATGTCTTCCATGCTCGGATCCTTGAACCAAGGACGTACTTCGCTGAGAATAGGACAGCTACCAACTGGTCCCCACATCTCATTACAAGGTACTTGTACTGTTACTTTGCGACTTTCACTGTCGCCTTTAACGCCTGCGAATTCGAGACGAATCATCTGGCGCTCACGCCAAAAGTATGTGTTGCCCGTATCTCCATCAGGGAGGAAACGAAGTACACTTGTTGAATTTTCTGGGATATTCCAAAATGGGTAGATTGCGTTATCGCCTCCACCTGAAGAACGACCACCTGGTCCTGCTTCTTGTTGCTTTAATTTTGCTCGGATTTCTGCCAATGATGCCATAGTTAATGCTCCTTTATATGTGCCTATGTATTTGCCTAATGCTGTCTGATTTGACAACACTATTTCGTGCCTTAGTATTTTGCCTAAAATCGGTAATACTTAGTTCGTACTACCAATATAACGTACTTTATTTATCTTGTCAAGTAAAAAGTTTCTTAAAATCGAAACTTTCTACAACATTTTCGATTTGTGTGTCATACTCGTCTGTTGGTACTTCACGCTCATTCGACGCGACTTTCAGTTTAGGCAACAGCGTAGTTAGTGCTTGTGCTGTACTTGTTAGTATAGCATCATCATCCACGTTGTCAACCAAATCCGCCGATTTAGATAATAAAACTGAAAGTTCTTTTTCGTTGTCGCCAATCACAGTAGTGAGATATTCCATTACTGCGCCTAGTTGAGAGTTCTTTGGTGCTCCCTTTAATGTGTCATTTACCATCGGATTTTCTGGATCATCAGATAGTTTCACGCTGCTTTGTAGATTTACAACGGTAGCATTGTTGATAAAATCTACCAAACCTGATAGCGTATCATTAGCCATCTGGTCACGCTCACGTAAGGCATTCATTTCCTGTACAAGGGTGTGTACATATGGCAATGCGCCCTCTAGTGTTTCGTCAAAGTATTGTACGGTGAATTTATTTCTGATATCACCATAATCATTTTCGTCTAGTTGCTCATCTTCGCTTTCGAAAGCCGCAATGGTAGTCTCGTAGCATCTACTGCCCTTGAGCTTCTTTAATGTTTCACGGATATGTACGATTCTTGCGTCAACTGCTTCCATGATGTCCGCAGTGTCGCCTTCTTCCAACTTATTCTTTTTGCTATATTTCTTAAACTCTTTGAGTTTTGATAGTTCGTTACACTGCTCAATGATATGCTTACCAAACGCATCATAAGGTAATCCACCTTCTTTAACGTGACGCAACATAGCACGACCAGCATTTAGATTTTTGGTAGCTAGTAGGTGACGTTCTCCGTCAGATGTTTCAACAAAGATTGCGCCGATATTGCGACTTCTGCTGCCTTTGCTTTCCTCATTCACTGCTCTATCATGCTTAATGATAAGCTTAGCACTTTCTAGTTTCTGATAGCTGCTTTTACTACTACCGTATGCTGTGCTTATTGCTTCATTTACGCTATTTTCAGTGTTCATGTCTCTTGTCCTTTGTGCTTCCGAGTCAAAGTCTTTTGGTTCAATATTTTTTGCGTATTGCTTTAATGTATATTCAATGATGCTACGATTTGCTAATTTTTTCAACTGGTTAAGTAATGGCTTGATTTCACTTAAATCTGTGCCTGCGCTGATGCTAACTCTTAGCTCACGCTTAGAATCGTTTTCGTTAAGATTTATCATCATAAAGGTGTCAGGCAAATAATAACGTCGAGCCTCATCGGGGTCAATCGTGTATTCGCCCTCGTCGGTAAACATTTCAATCGTGTTATCGTTTCCTTTGAGAATCTTAAAAATTCTGTCGGATATCATTTCGCTGCTAATCATGAGTATAAATTCTTTCTGTTATTACTATTTATTAGTTTAGAACATAATTGGCATCGGAGTCATGTCCTCATCGTCATCGAAGCTATCTTTTAATTCATCATATGTGATATCATCATATTGTGCGATTTGTTGAGCAATACGCACAACCAACAATGCTGACATCACGAGGTCATCTGTTTCACCACCCTTCGCTGCGTAACTAGCGCCACGGGCAATGAATGTTTTTGTTTCTCTTAATAACGGAGAACTAGCGATTTCCATACGGTCTGTTTCAACCCATGTCTTAAACTTACTACACGCCGCTAACTTACTCTTATTGGTAGTAGTAAAGCCTTTTCTATGAGACCTATTACTGCCAGCACGCTTAGGCTCACTAATAAATGATCCCGGTATGTTTTCTTCTCCCATTTCGTGTATTACCACGAGTGCCGCTTCGCCTAGCGTGTTGTTCTCAACACTCCAATATATTTCTACATCTGGAGCCTCATCTGCTATCTCTTTTAACATACTTTTTAAGATACGGATTTGTTCTTGAATAGATGTCTTGTTGTGCATCCATTCTGCTACCTGTCGCATACCAGGCAACTCATATATTTGTATAGCAGCATTATCACCACCAGTGCCAAGACTTGGATCTAGTCCAGCAATGTATGTCTTGCCCTTTTGGATATTCTTAAACCAACGTACTTGTCCAGTTTTTCTGTAAACGTCCTTTGGCGACATAGCTACCAGTTTCAAGCTATCAATAAGTGTTTCGTCAAACGCAATGAATTCATTTAGATGCTCACGCCTAAAGCGCTCTTCGCCAATCTTGGATTCTTCTTCGTCGGCCCATGCTTGATCACGGTCAGGGTGATACTTCCAGTCAGCACTATATGCTTTGAAGCCATTCTTGCCAACAGCACGCTCATTGCCAAATTCATCCTGTGTTTTATTGGCTTCTCTCCAAATTTGAGAGAATTGGTCATCATCTTGGTTTGGCGTACTTGTAATAATACATTTACCACCAGTAGATAGTGTAGGAGATAGTGCTGTCCAGAATTCACGAGCGATATTTGGTCTAACAAACGCAAATTCGTCCAAGTATGCTAACGAGATAGACAAACCACGACCAGTATTGTCAGTGGTAGCCTGCGCAATAATACGGCTACCGTTGTCAAACTCTAGTGATCCTTTATTGTATGCTGTAACACCCGCTCTAATAAAGTTGGGAATGTGCTCATAAGCAAATCGTATACGCTGCATAATCTCTTGAGCGCCACTGTACTTGTGTGCTGCTATTAAAATAGTTTGGTCTGGGTTAAACATAGAGTACCATAAAAGATACGCTGCCGCTGCGGTCGACTTGCCCATCTGGCGACTAATCAATGCTATACTATAACGATTGTTATGATATGCGTCGATTAGTTCCTTTTGATAATCAAACAATGTGAATATCAGTCTGCCCTTTGTGGGATGCTGAATCCAACAGTAATTTTCAATGAAATATTGTGGATCCATCGCACACTTAGCAAGCTCCTGTAGTTGCTGTGCGTTGTACGATTCTTTTTGATATGGATTTTTGGTTAAGTCTGTATTTGCGCTCATAATATTACTTATACAATAAAAGAGAGGATACATTAAAATTAAATGTATCCTCTCAATGGTAAACCTTTAAGCCTGTTATCTTAAGGTATTCTTTATAGGCCCGACAATTTTCTCAACTCGGCAACTGCCTCGTCAACTGATTCTGCGTCTTTAGCAGCCTTTTTCATGGATTCTTCTTTGTCACCGTCTTTGTCGATGTCAAGAAAGTCTGGTTTAGCGGACTCATGTACGTTGCCTGCTTCTAATTCAGCAAGCCAGTTGTCTGCGAATTCTTGTGCTGCTGCTTTACGGTCAGCTGGACTAAACATTGCAAGACCATCGTCATTGCCGTGCTCTTTGCCATACTTCTTAGCAGCGCGGTCGGCGTGATACTTCCAAAGTTTAGCAGCAAGTGCGTGGTCGTATGTGCCTTTTGTAAATTTCTTGGATAGGTTCTTCTGAATAGGAGCAGTACTTTGGCTGTACAATTGCCCATCGTTATCTGCGTAAAGAACTAGTTCACGTACTGTGTCCTCGTCAGCGTCCACTGCTTCTTCGATACCAGACAATTTTTTCAGTTCACTAATGTCGTCGTCTGATTCACCATATACGCTACTTTCTTCCATGCTGTCCTGAGCACTCACAAATGCTTCAATTTGATCAGCATCTAGAAATTCCAACATGTCACGCATTACTTTATCAGCGCCGTGCTTTTCGATCATGTCCCATACACCTTTAGTGTAGTAGCCACCAGCTTCATATAGTCCATCAATGTCACCCAAGTAACCATCACAAGCATTGTCTTCATCATTTGGACAATCGCCTCCGCAATATTTACATTCTTCTTTTTCTTCATTCACTGATTCCCATGGTGCTTTAGCGACAGATACTTTCTTACGATCTTCGCCACGCTCTGGTCCGTCAGCATGTGCCATCGCACGTTTCATCGCACGTTCTTTATCTTCATCGGATAGAGCAGAATCGCCTTCACCTAGATAATCTTTAAATTTTTTCATTGTTATAATCCTGCTAATTTTCTTAACTCATCTAATGATTCAGTTTTTTGCTCACGCATGTCTTGTTTGATCAAGTAGATATAACGATCGGCTTGTTGATTATTGATTTCTACTCTCTCGCCATCTCTGTATGCTTCAATATCAAAATATTCATTGTGCCCATTTGATAATTGCTGCCATTTTACATCAATGTTGTTTTCTTCGTCGCGGTATACACCACTGTTAGCATCGTCGCCTTCTGACACTGCCTCGTCTAGGTCGTATAACCCATACTCTTTAGCAAGAGCGTCTGCTTTACGATACAGTACCTCGGCTTCTGGATCTTCGTCCAAGAATAAATCAGCAGCAACTTGGTACATTTTTGCTAATTCTTTATGTTCTTCTTCGTATCCATCCGCATCGAATTGTTTGCCGATATGACTGATCATTGCTGATTCTGCTGATTTTGAACCTACGAAGTTTTCTCTACTAATCTTAGGTCTGTTCCAGCCTTCTTCATTTGTCTTTTCAGCTTTGGCCGCATGTACTGCTTTACGCTGCGCATCGTTGGCATATTTGCCTTCTGTTACAGTAAGAGAAGATAGTGCTTTGTCTATGCGTTTGATTTGCAGGTCCGCGCCAACGATGAATTCGTGTCCAACTAGCGTTTCTTCTGAACTGCGCATATCTTGAAGTGCCTGGACTAATGATTGCTCATCAGTGATGCCATGTTCTTTTACATTGCCCCATGCTTTATCTGCCCAACGTGGGTCCTTCAACATGGTCGCAGTGCGTGCCATATCAGATATCTTGGCAGTGATTGCTTTTCTTTCTGGACTAAATGTCATTTCAATCTGCTTGATTGCCTTTGCCATTGCCGTGTTAGATTTGTCGGCACTGTCATCAAAGAATTCGCCTTCATTCTTCATTGGAGCTTCTGGTAGATCAAGTTCTTTCCATTCGTCATATGTTAGATAAACATCTGAACTTGGGTCATAGTATGCGCCTTCTTTTGGATCGTAATACACAACTTTGCCAGCACGAGTCTGAAATGGACCCTCAAGACCTGGACGTTCCTGATATTTCTCAGTGTCGATTGGCGGTAGTGTTTCCCAGCCTTCATTTGTGTCTGAAGATTCGGTTAGCATTATTCCACTCAATGCTTTTAATCTGTTAATATCATTAGTCATGTTGATTACCTTTTATTTACCAAATCTGTTTTTAATTTCTTTTGCTTCTGGACTATTAACATCGCCACCAGCAGCTTTAATAGCACCGTCTAGGTCAGTGTCAACTGATTCCTGTGTACTAGATCCAGTACTTTCAGTATATATCATGTTGTCATCGCCCAGGTAAATGTTTGCTTCACCAAATGATTGTGCTAAGTCTGTTAGTTTATCGCCAGCATCGCCGTAACCTCTGTCCCAGAAGCCTGCGCCATGACCATTACGTGTTAACCAAAAGTCAACTCCGTGTCCTGCTAGTCCGTGTTCGCCATCAACGCTGTTTAGTAATTCTTCTGCTTTAGTGTAGAACGCAGTAGCATCTTTTTTCATATCTGCTAATCCTTCTTCACTCCAGTCAGCATCTCTGCCTAGTTCTTCTTCGTACGGTGTTGCCGCATCAATATAACCTGATACAAACTCGTTGATGTCACTAGAAGACGGAGCTTCGTTTACTGTGGCTGATTCATTTGCTTTAGAGGCAGTATGATCTGTCCAATCTTCCGCAGAGGAAGTCAGCAAACTCATTACATAGTGCATAATATTTGAATCTTCACCAGAGGAATCTTCGCCATCACGCATTTGCTGTTCTCTAATTTCTTCGACTTCAAGACGAATCCACTCTCCTAATGGGCTAGTTGTGTTAACTTCTTCACCGGCGAATGTAGCTTCTATTTGAGTACGAAGCATCTCACTGATTTGGCCTTCTAACATATACTCAGCAAATTCAACAATATCGACCTCTTCAGAAGAGGATACGTCACTATATGCCTGGTCAAGAGTAGCCCAAAGAGCAGTTTCTAATTCCGGAGCGGCAACTGATGCTTCACTAATACCTGATAGTTTTCTTAGCTCTGCGAGTGGATCTACACTTTCTTCAAGTTCAGCACTTGCCATTTCTTTACAATCTGAGCATCTGCCATGTCCTTGATAAACATCCATAATAGGAGCGCCACAGCAATTACTTACCATGCCTTCTTCATTTTCGTCACCTTGAGAATATGATTCTTCGAAATATTCTGAAGCAGCTTCTTTGCCGTGCTTTTTACTGAACTCTTCTTTGCTCATGTTTTCAGCATCGTCAATCACTGTATCTTTCATTTTGCCTTCTGAAACTTCTTCTGTCTCGGCTTCGTCGTCTGATACCTCTGGCTTCTTCTTGCCTGCTTTTTTATCTTGGTATGCTTTTAATCCTGGTGGCAGTTCACCTTCGGCAACCGTGCCTGACTTATATGACGCATATGATTCCGCAAGTTCGTCTACTGTAACATCTGGATAAACTGTTTCGTCTACTGTTGTGTGATCGCCTTTGGCTTTCAAATAACGGCGTAGACTGGTATCAACTGCTGAGCCCATTTCGCCATGACCGTTTGTCATCTGCTCTGGTTCGCCACTTACATGATCGCCACTGTTTGCCCATTCGTCAACAACTTCTTCCTGTACGCCGCAGCCACATGGTTCTTCTCCGCAGCCACATCCGCAAGATGTGTCCATTGAGTCCATTGAGTCGTCTGTTGCTGTTGGATCAAGGATTACCATCAACTTTTTCATTGTGTCGTGGTCAGCATGATCCATTGTATCATTACTTTGTGGCGCTGGAGCATCTGATAGCCCTGCTAGCTTCATTAAATCTCTTAAATCCATTGTTTTATCCCTTATACCTTATATTCTTTTGATAATTCAGTCTTCGGCAAATCTTTGATGAACTTACTGACAAACTCGTTGCCAAAATTCTCAGAGTGATCTACTGTTTCTGCATCACCAAACTTTTCATCTGCCAATACACTTTTACCTGTGTTGTCTGCTGCTTCGTATTCGTCATCCCAAACTTCTTGATCCTCTAGTACACTATGTACTCGGATACTACCAAGTCCGCATGTTAGTTTACGTGAAATTTCTTCATGTAATACTGCTGCGCTAACTGGGAGTTTAGTTGTAAAGTCAATCATGTGAACCTCTGCTGGTCCGGTGTCACCGAATCCTCGTGGTGCTCTTTGCATAATTGTTTTGCGAGGAGCTTTTACGCTCACTACGTTGTATTTTTCTAGAAAAGTCTCTAGTTTATCTAATTGCTGATCTGTTAATTCAACGATACTACGCAATCTAAAATCATAAGATTTCTCGGATTCTGTCAAATATTGGGTTAAACTTTTCATAATTTCTGTCCTCATTATAGTTATTTATCATCCTGTATCTTTTTCATTATATCGCTGATAAGGTCTGACCTGTCAAACTCTTTCGCTGTGCCATCCAAGGAGTCATCGCCGGAGTCGCCATCTTGCATTTTGGCAATCTGCATATCAACCTTCTTTTCTTCTAAATCAAGTTTGCGTTTGCGCATCTGCATCTCAATAATCTTCAGCTTTTTGTCCATCTTGGTGGTCTTGGCATTAATAGCATTCGTCATCATAGTACCGGCTACGGCAAATATATTAGCGGCGTGTCGATCCTCTACGTTTTGACCAAGGTCCATCAAATCTTTGAACGCACCCATTGCTTCTTCCGCATAAGAATCCATCTCAATATCTAGTGCGCCCATATCAGTCACCGCAGGCAATGCTTTGTCAATCTTATCTGCTGTGTCTAGTGTTAACTGCATTTGCGATATATCAAATTCCACGGCGCCATCTTCTACCATGGGAGGCGTATCTTCGATATCATTTTGGTCTGCTAAGTCACTAGCGCTTGCCATACCAAATACGTCTTCAATTTTTTTACTCATTTTTTTCTCTTTTTTGGATTATTAAATAGTTCATTCTCAGTGATAACTCTAAACCCAACGCCCTGTTGTTGAGCAAATATTTTAGCTGCTTGCCATTTGGCTTCATTAACAACTGCGTGGATTTTATCATGTGAACTTTTGGCATTTCCCATAATCTGTCCTGCTGGCTTAATCTCAACAAACTCAGCGTTTCTGTTGCCATGCTTATCGGCATATACTATAAAGAAGTCAGGAACATAATTTGTCTTTTTATTTTTAATTGGATTAAAATATGGTATACGGTGACTTTCACTAGCCCAGGCTACTACACCGGGATGAGTGTCGCAGAACCGCATAAATTTTAATTCCCAGCCACTACGATACCGAGGTTTATGCTTTCCCAGATACTTCTCTGGGTTTTTCATTTCGAATATGCCTTGTTGAAATTTTGATGCCATTATGTATGTATTTATTACATTACAATAAATTTATTGGTCTACCAGATTCGTCTCGTGCTACTGTTCCATTTTCAAGTGTCGTTCCACCTGCTTCTGATCTTGATAGAGGAGGACCTGTTCTCTCAACAATAACTCTAGCACCAGTGCTGTCAGTCATGTAATTGCCATCTTCATTCTTGGCGAAAATGGTATTGCCCTCAGTAACTTTTTTCCAAGCATTACTACCAGTACTATCACTAGCGCTTATGGTCTGTCCATCTGTGCGCATGTTAATATGCTCTGGCTGAAATTGTACATTCCACATTATGGCATTAGCCGAAGCATAGTCCACCGTGTCGTGACTAGCTGCGGAAATCATACAGTTGAAGGCTTCAATAGTTCTGGTGCTACCGGTTATGCCACCCACATCAAATGTCGTGATAACAATGTTATTAAAGAAATAACGTCCACTGCCATTCTTGGTTGCTTTCACGCCAAACGTGTTGTCAAAGTTAGGCGACACCACATCATTCAAGCTTGCTATATTATCCGGTACCTGAAACCCGTGAGTGTACTTTGCAGTATATTTTTCTAACATTACCTGAAATTGACTATCTTTGGTATCGTAAAACTGAACCGCGATTGTTCCAGGAGTTAGTCGTGTAGTGATGTGTCGTTGTCTATTATATTGATTTAGCATCATCACGTTGTAGTTGTGGTCAGGCAGTCCAACAGAGGAAACTCTGTCGAAAATGACCTCAGATGGATATGATTCATCACTGATATTAAATTTTAACTGGAACTGGTTCTGGCGACGGGGTTCTTGGAAAGATACAGGTGCATCTGCTCCAAAAATCTCCGCCGCCTTATTGAATGGTCCAGCTATAGGAGTAGGATTAGGTATGTTTTTAAAATTTGCCATACCTTATATTAAGCAGATCCAGCACCAGACGCCTGTGCGCCAGATTGAGAAATCTTAGCACCAGTTAGTGTTGCTTGACCAGCAGCATCATAAATTTCTGCGTTGTCATATTGTACGGTAATCGACATTGTGATCTGGTCACTTTGTCCATAGTTCAAATCACCATATGATACGTTTGTGATAAAGCAACCAGCTAATTCATATGTGTCCAATACACCAGGAGATGGGTTTGCGCCGTCGAGTGTTTCGACAAGCAATCCAAACTTATATGATGACCCGGCACGCGGGGATGATTGATTAGCGTGGTCTACTTGTAGATTCATTTGAGCATTAACCTGCTTCATAACAGCACTGTCTACATCATCACGGAAAGTGATTTGGATAGGTGCCCATGTGTGCTTGCCTGCTAGATAGATTCTTGAGTTGTATGAATCAAGAGTGATCGGGTCGTGCTGTAGGGTTGGTCTACTTGCGCCGATTACGCTTCTTGTGATTGTGTTGGTAAATCCTGATTCCTGTGGTGAAATGAATGTAACACGAAAACGATATGCTAACTTGGGCATAATAGTCGATGTAACATTACCACGGTCCGGAATGCCTAAATTTGAAATAACTGCCATGATGGTCTCCTCTTACTGGCTCTATAATAGAGCCAATGACTCTATATGTATTTATTAAAATTTAGACAAAAAAGTAGGCAGCGATTAACTGCCTACTTAAATACTTTATGTTTTTGCTATTATAGCGTGTTTGTGTTAACAATTCTGATTGGAATGTAGATAAACTCTGCTGATTTAGCAGGCTCAATAGCAATGTCAACCCAGAGTTCATTACGGTCAATACGAGCAGGTGTGTTGTTTGAACCATCACATACTACCGCATAATCATAGATGCCTCTACGAGCTAGAATATCGCCCAAGAAACGATCAAACGCAACTTTTGCTCTTTTCTGAGTTAAGTCATCATTGATTTCGAACAAGAATGGACGTCCGATTTCGTCAAAGCGCTCACGTAAATAAGCAACTAAACGAGCAACGTTAACACGATCTAGCGCACTAGTAGTTGGGTGTAGTGATTTTTGTCCAAATACAACTGTTCCTTGACCTATGAATGTAGAGATAGGGTTCAGTTTGTTTGTGTACATTGCGTCACGCTGTCCTTGAGTTAGGGCAACTGCCTTAAACTCATTTTCAGTTGTTAGATAGCCAACTGAACTTGCGTTCTGTACTACACCACGTGTTGTGCCTGCTGGTGGGAACCAGATAAAGCTAATATTATCACTATAAGCATATGTATATAGTGCCATGTGACTTGCTGGAACAACAACAGTACTACCGTTAAGTGGCTCTGTTGATTGACCTGCTGGGTAGTAAACCGCACTATAAGTATAGTTTGTTACTAGACCATCTTCGCCATTTTCACTAGCTACACCAGTATTCTGTACCCAGTTTACTGCTGCTGTTGGATCTAAACGCATTGGAGCGTCAAGAATAATAAAGGCAGTTTCGCCTCTGTCAGCATTTAGTGTTTGTAGTTCGTCAGCCAATTCTACATAGTTAGGAGCAGCCATTAGACTAAAGTTATACTGTTCTTCACGTAGTTCTGTGCCAGCAACAACTGCTTGCATTGCCTGAGCAACTTTTGCTCTCTGAGCATGGCGTCCAAAACGACCACTGCCATCAGCGTGATTAGATACAGCATTTCTCCAAGCGCCTACAGTAGCATCATAGCTACGAAGAGCGTTTTTACTTTGAGCCATGTTGACAACCATCATGCCGTCAGGATAAACTGCCGCAGAAGGAGCACCAACAATAGGAGCACCGCCGCCGAGTGTATCATCAATATCAGCAAACAATACACCGCGTTCAGTAGTTTGGTCCGTATTATCATGTAATACCCACGCTGTTAAGGCAGTGCTATATACATTAATCGCAGGATAACTTCTTTCATTTGCTTGACCGAAGGAAGCAAGCGAAGTGTTTACCCAAACTGCGCCATCAACTGGTCCAGTCGGAGCAGTCGTGCCTACTGTGGCTACTACAGCGTCATATGCGCCGGCATTAACAACATACATGTCAAGTGATCCTACAGTAGTATCAACCCATAATGTGCCGTCAACGGCGGTAGCAACTGGTGCGTCATTTTGAGCATACTTAGCTAAGCCATCTAATACTACTGGAGCACCGACAGAAACACGCTGTAATAGAATACCGAATGTATCCAGATCAAGTAATAGGCTACTCTCTACAGCAGTTCCTGCTGTCAATGCGGTTACGCTTGAACCATCTTGTGGAACAAAGTCACCAATCGCAGTGGATAATCCACCAGTTACAGCAGATGTTACGCCTTGAACGGCAGTAGTAACCCATGCTGTTGTATATTCGCTAGCAACAAGACTAATACCATTTCCAGGGCTAGTTGTTTTAACCCAAACGTCGGCATTGTTCGGTGCTACTGGAGTACTATAGTGTGCTGAGAATGTAGCAGAAGTACTTGTTAGTGCTACCCATGCGCCAGTAGTTTCTACGAAATACTGAAGACTTGCGCCGCCATCTTGGTCCAAGTGGATTACTACTAAGTATCCGCCTGTAACAACAACCGCAGTTGGTGTAAATGTGCCGGTTACTTCGCCTGCTGTTGCGCCTGCGTTTACTTCAACACTTGGTGTCTTAGCAACCCATAGACCAGATGCGATAACATATTCGTGAATACCAAATTTACTTGCGTTGGTATCAATCCACATTGTGGACGCTGTTGACCAATCTGCTACTGGTTCACCTGATTTTGATTCTAGTTCTGCTAAGTCAACGTCAGCACGAACGATAATTGCCTGTGAGCCTTGGCCCAAATAACTATACGCTGCGAGTAGACCGTATTCACTAGTTTCACTACCTTGAACGATAACACTGCTGTTTGTTTCAAATGTAGGATTGCCGAAGAACTGTGATAGTTCTCTCTGACTAGTTACTCTAACTACGTCACCTGCGTTAATACTTTTTGTGTATTTCGCAATTCCATCGGCTTCACTGCCGGTTGGATCTGCTTTATTTTCTCTTGTAGCAACTACGATTAACGGAATCGTGCCTGCGCCTGGGGCGCCGTATGCACTTTCATCTGTTACCGTAACCTCTACACCTGGGGATACTAATGCCATTTATAAACTCCTCTATAACATCTTCGATGTATGTATTTATTAAGGTAGCTATATATTACGGTGGTTACGAGGTTATCTACGAAGTTAAGTGGCGCATTAATCGTTCTAAGTTAAACTTCATATCCGATAGTGTGCCATTATTGTCAATCGTGAAATCTGCCATCCATTGTTCAAGGCTCATACTGCTGGCTGCTTCAGGGGGTAAATACATACTGCGGTCAACCCAGATACAATAATCAAATACACCTGTATTTTTCATTGCAAAGAATTCACGCTTGTTTCGTAGCCCACAGTAGATATCGTAGGTAGCAAACATTTCTCTGCCTAGAGTAGCAGCATCAGGTACATTGTAATCGCAGATAGCATCATACCATTCTGCTCGGTGATTATGCCTGTCAGCATAACATTGCTCTTCAGTTTCATAGCCATATTTTTCCTTGAGATTGTTGTAAATGAATAATTTGCTACAGAATTGGCTGCTGCTTTCAAATGAGTAACCGTAATCGTCACGTAGCATTTCGCATACAGTGTCTTTTCCGTGGCGTCCATGGCCAATAACTAATAATTTCTTTTTCATATTTTAAGTATACAACAGAAATATATACTTGTCAACCAATAATAATGCCAAAACCAACTTGACCATCGACAAATGTTTTTAATTCGTCTTCTAGCTTTTCGATCTGTGTCATAGCATCAGTTCTCAACGCATCAGCGTTTAAGCTAGTGCCGCCCTGTGGTCCAGCAATAGTGTTGTATTTGCCACGAGCTTCCGCTAGTGTCAGTTTCGCATACGCTAATGCCATCTCTTTGATCCACGGTGCGCTGTAGGAATCCATCAATAGTTCTTCATCACTGCGATGTTTGTATACATACAGATAAACTTCATCATCTGCCTTAATCCGGCGCTGTAGGAATAGTTTCTTGGTGACTGTGTTCCATGTAAACATGATTTCTTGTCCGAATAATCTACCAAGCATTTCGCGATTTTGAGCAAGGAAGTCATATGTTGCTGCGCCGCCAGTTCTACCACTATTTGATAGGAAGGAATTCAAATATGCTGACTCAAACGGCTCGATATCCGCGCCACCAGCACCATTCATTGTACCAGCACCACGACGATAAACATCGCGCACTTCGATTATTTCTTCGGGAAGATCGTATTCGCTCTGCCCCTCAATTACCTGTAAAGAGATAAATGCTTCCTCAACTGCGTTTTCACTGCGTTGACGATATTTTTCAAACGACTTCCTGATAGCCAGATCCATATGGTCAGGATCGAGCTCCACATCCACCATGTCACCGCCTAATCGAAGATATATTTCTCTGATAAGTTCGTCTTTTTTCGCCATGGAGATCGTCCTTTAATAAATAGATATGTAGTTCACGGTGCGCTAACACCCAACTACTCTAACAATGAAGGAATCATATATGTCAGCATTCAATATTATTTATCAACCATACACCTATCTTGTCGGATGGAGTGAACATAATCTATGGTATTATGGAGTGAGATACGCCAACAAGACTATACCAGAAGATGATCTGTGGGTAAAGTATTTTACCAGTTCATCGTCTGTCCGTAAGTTAAGAAAAGATTTAGGAGAGCCTGATGTCATAGATATTAGGCAGAAGTTTGATTCTCCAGAAAAAGCGATACTATGGGAAAAAACAGTTCTACGCAGGTCGAACGTTCTTAATGATAGCAAGTGGCTTAACAAGAATATTGGCGGAGCTACTTATCCAGTACATGGCGAGAATAATCCAAACTATGGCGGAAATAAAGGCAAAGATAATCCCATGTATGGCAAATCGCATAGTAAAGATACCTTGCTGCTATTATCTGAGGCGAATAAGGGCAAACCTCGTTCCGAAGAATCCAAAAGAAAACAGTCTGAGTCAGTAAAG